ATTTTTGTCATATCGCACAAGACAGGTATGGACGATAGGTTCGATAGTGTGCTAAAATTTGAGAAAGTAAAAGGATTCAGCAGGTTAGCCTCATGATCGGAATTGTCGGTAATGGTTTCGTTGGCAATGCAGTTTACCAGAACGTAAGGGATAAAGCACCAACTAAGGTCTATGACGTAGACCCAAATAGATCTTTCAATACTCTAGAAGAGGTTTTAGATCAACAGTACATATTCATCTGTCTTCCTACTCCTATGAGAATGGATGGTAGTTGTGATCTATCCATCTTGGATAGTTTCTTTGCTGGTATTAAGCAAGAGGAGTATGTTGTTAGAGATACTGTCTTTATCATCAAATCCACTGTTCCTATTGGAACTACCAAAGGGTATGCTGAGAAATATGAGTTTCTTACCATTGCTCATAACCCAGAGTTTCTCACTGCGAGGAATGCTGTGGTTGATTTTGCCAATGCAGAGAGAACTGTAATAGGTGGAAATCAATATGCATCAAGAGATGCAGCTAATTTTTATTGGAGATTCTTCCATGAAACTCCAGTTATTACGATGACTTCTGATGAGAGTGAAGCAGTGAAGTATTTTTCTAATACTTTCTTGGCTTACAAGGTAGCCTATTTCAATAAGATATATGATATGTGTGAGAAGGTGGGTATGGATTATGGGAATGTGGTAGAGGGTGTGACTGCTGATAGTAGAATCGGCACATCACATACCAGAGTGCCTGGTATAGATGGTGACAGGGGTTTTGGTGGAACTTGTTTTCCTAAGGATATTAATTCTTTGATTGTCCAATTGGAAAAAGAGGACATCAATGCTGATATGTTCAAGGAGATCTGGAAGTATAACCAAGAGATCCGTACTGTTATTGATTGGACGGTAACATGAAACTAGAATTTTATGAAGGTAAGAAAGTACTTATCACAGGACATAAGGGTTTCATAGGCAGCCGTTTATGGAGGTTTATTCAAGAATCTAATGGGTATGGTGAGTGGCAAAATGACAGACTTGATCTTTATGGTTTGGATTTTCCTGATGATATAGGATTCTTTAAACCTCCTAAAGAGAAGTATGATTATGTCATTCATCTTGCTGCTTTTGCTGCTCTTAGAGAAAGTTTTGAAGATCCTGATAGGTTCTGGGAAAATAATGTAGAGAAGTCTAAACCTATCTTTGATTATTGTGGAGAGAATGATGTAAGGTTAATTTATGCTAGTTCTGCTGGAGCTCATGGGTGGTCTCAAAACCCTTATGCTATTACCAAGAAGGTAAATGAATTACAAGCACCACCTAATAGTGTGGGCATGAGATTTTTTAATGTATGGGCAGAGGAGGGAAGTAGACCTGATATGTTGTATAGGATGCTTCAAGAGAATACTGCTAAGTACATCACAAGACACTATAGAGACTATATCCATGTCTATGATGTGGTAACGGCCATATGCTTACTGATGGACTCTAATTTCAGAGGACACCTTGATGTTGGATATGGAGAAGCAATTCCTGTGATGGACATAGCAAAAGCAATGGGACGGGATTTGCCTATCAAAGAGGACACACCAGGCGAACCAGACAGTTTATGTGCTGACACAAGGGAGTTGCGTCAATTAGGATGGTATCCTACAATAAATATTATGGATCATCTTAAGAACAATGACCCCAAATTGGCAACATCATTCTAAGAAGGAGAAGAAACGTACTCTCAAACC